TACCGTTGCAATAAAGAGCCGGGACATCCAGGAGACCATGTTCATTACTATAAGAATCCCGAAGGAGAGCGCGATTTCTATTATTGGCCTACCGAGCCAGCGGTGCCGGAACGGGAGCCGCTAGGATTTAGGCAATGGTGGCTTAGTGAGGGAATTAAGCGCATGCCAACTGGCGACCAGCCACCGGAGCATGCAGCTATAGCGGAACTGGCTTGGAACGCTGCGCTGGCCGCAGCCCCGCGAGAGCATCCACAGCTTGGCGTTCACCTGCAACACTGTAATTTTGGTGAGTATCCAAATGAATGCAAGTATGGTGACGAGGACTGCCCTGCACTCACAGAATCGTGGTCATGGTTTGGTCGAGCATTGCAACGAAGCGCAGCCCCGCGAGCAGAAGGAGGGGAGCGCGACAGCTTGGCGAGAGCATTCATTGAAGCGATTCAAGAGCATCCATTTGACGGCTATACACTTTGTAAGTGTCGCAGCGAAAAGTTCGATATTCCAATGGAAGAGCTTGCAAAGAAACATTCAATAGTGAATCGCTACGTATTTGAAGCCGCGCAACGCAAAGCCTATGCAGAGCATGTTGCCCAAGTAGCTGAAGGCTTCGCGGTACAGGTGGGCAGCCGCCGAGCCGCAGGTGGAAGGGGGAGAGAAATGAAACTTTCAGAGCCACTTACAGATGATGAGCGGAAGCAATGTATTGCTTGGATGAGGTCTGAGTGGTGGAGCGGACCATATCGTAATGGCGAGCGCCGCGAGGGACAGAACGCGCCCGACAAGGAAAATCCAGAAGCGTTTCACTCTCTGAGATTGATGTATTTAGTTGCCAATGAATATGAGCAATTACTTGCAGAGCGACGCGCAGCCCCGCCCCCAGCTTCCTTGCAAGCGGAGGGCAAATGAGTCTGCCAATAACGGAACTTACAGAAGAATTACTGATATTGGCGCGTAACTTGCACTTTGCGTTTGAGCGGCGAGTTACAAAAACTGTGCTTATCGAGGGATTCAAGGCTGAATACGAAGTTATCGAAGTGGACTGGGAGCAGGTAGCCAAAACAATTTTAGAGCGAGAGCGCCCCTTGCGAGCGGAGGAGGAACAAAAGTGAGCGCAGAAGCACAGCGTCGTTGGCGTTCTAATCCAGAAAATAAAGCTAAATACTTACAGGCTTCCCGCGAATGGAAAAAGCGCAATCGTAAACGCTGTATTCAGCACGAGACGCGCTATGTGCATCGCTACCCAGAGAAGAAAAATGCGTGGAATCTTGTTTACAAGGCCGTGCGGTCTGGCCGTTTGATTAGACCGACTGGTTGTTCACGTTGCGGAAAACGATGCAAGCCGGAAGCGCATCATCCTGATTACAGCAAGCCGTTAGAAGTGGTTTGGCTTTGTGAGGTATGCCACAAAAATGAGCGGTAGTAAGCCAACGCCCAGATATGTGCTCTACGAAACTGCGCGCTATCTTGCTTGGCATCAAGGACCGCGAATGGGCATTCTCGACAAGAAAGCGGGCGTAACGCTTGCGATTCCATTTGCGGTGTTGGTGCGCATCACGCAAAGAGCAATTCAAATGGGCCACGCGCGCCCCACGCCACCCCAAGTTCCAGGCCCAACCGGGGAGCGCGAGAAATAGCGCTTGACGCGCACCAGCTCACAGCGCGATACTCAGCGCATGGGCTTAGTGGGCGACTGGTGCGAATATTACTTCCTCGATTCCAAGGGGAATGTGTGGCGTCCCAGCCCAACAGGGCAATTCGTTTGCCTCACTGAGCGCATCCCCAGCGACACTTTGGACCTGTCAGCGGAAGATGGCGAATGGCTCAAAGGCGCAAAAATCTCACCGCAATGAGCAACACACCCAAGAGTGCCCTCCAGAGCGATCCTAAGGCGATTGTAGGCTACAAAACTCGCAAGTCAATCAAAGCGCCCATCGTTAAAGGCCAAGTATTGCTCCGTCGAGCGCAAGGACAGCCTAAATCCCGCATAGCTAAAGATTTAGGGATGGCGCATAATACAGTCACTTCCATCCTGAGAGAGGCGGACTTTGACGGGCAAATCGCGCGTGGCCAAGCTCTATGCTCAACTTTAGTGACTAAGGCCGTCGACGTGGTGGACCAGAGACTAACGAAAGGCTCTGAAAATGCTGCATTTAAGCTACTCGAAGGAATTGGAGTCCTAGGCCGAGAAAGTAAGCCGACGCGGCCGCCAGACACCGGGCTAACGCTGGCCATTCAGAATCTCATGGGCAACGTCAGCGTAACCACAACTAATAGCGCTTTGCCCGATAATCCACAGCCTGAAACTAAGCAGATTCCGCAAGTGATTGATTCCACGCCAGATAAATAATCAAGCTAGTTGACATACGATACCTTATAGGACGCATCATTACGTATAGGACTGCCTAGTATTTGCCAGGCGTACCCTAGGGATGCAGCCGCAAAGGAGGGTGGGTCGCTTGTAAAATGCATCTTTTCCCATATAACTTTTGCCATTTCGGGTCTAGACGATTTCGCTTGACGTGTCTAGACGGGCATGGTATGTCTAGACGCATGAAACTCCTAACGGTAAAGGCAGAGGACGCGGATTACGCGAGTTGGAAGAAGGCGGCAGTGGAAGCGGGGATGGACTTATCGGGATGGATACGGGAACTGGCGAATGCGGCGCGTGACGGTAAAAATTTGCGGGGAGCTAGTTCATATGGTGTGGCTGAACGGCGGGTTAGTGCGCCTGAGCGAGTTGCCGAAGCAAAGCCCAAAAGCAAGCGGACAGAGCTTGCCGAAGCGGTAGCGGGTAGGACGGGGCATCGGGTGGGGTGTGACTGTTTTCAGTGCGTGCAATCGGAGCGGTTTTTCAAGGCCATGCGCAAGGAGGAATAGATGGAACGGTATGTAGACCCGACGATTGAGTACGAGCCGTTTGAGGCGCACACGGCGGAATCCAAGTGGCAGTTTTGTAATTGCCAGAGCTGCCAGGAGAAGCGGGTACGGCTAGACCGGATGCCAGGGCCGAAGATTGACTACGCCACATTTCGCAACAAGGACGAGAAATACTAGCGGCGGGAGAAGAACGATGATAAGGGCTAGCTTTGGATATTTGGGTGGGTTCTTGGTGGGCACGGCGCTGGCGTTCGAGGCTCCGAAGGATTGGATTGGGAGCTGGGTAGTATTTGCGCTAGGGCTTGGTTTTTATGCTAGCGCTTTCTTATGGGAGCGAGAAAATCTGGCGTCTATAACCATTGTGGCGGGAAGGCGATAATCGCATGAGCACTTTGCTGGTGATTGGGCTATGCTACCTGTTCTGGCGCTGGCTGGACTACGCCGAGCGGCCCAAGAGCAAATGACATGAAAGGGAAAATCACAGTAAGCGATGCTTCCAGCTATCGCCCTGGGCAGTTAGTTGCCTTTTACACCAGCAGCGGTAAATTGCGTGGCCCTTTCTATGTTTCCAAGATTCTTTCCGAGACAACCATGCGTATTAGACTAGATACTTGGTTCTGGCGTCTATTCTTTAGAATTAGGGCATTTTTCAGCTAATGGGCTATCGCCAAGGAATCCTTGAGCTAAAAGACGCCATCACCGGCCTGGAAAAACTCCCCAAGTCCAAACGCTTTGTAACTTCCTCTTTCTTCGGCTCCGCCTACGTTGGCGGGGAAGGTTCGTCTAAGACGGCCTCTCTCTGTCTCTCCGCTATCTGTAACGCCATTATTGACCCTGGCGGGAAGTCGCTAATTGGCCGTCTTAATATGCCAGCGCTTGAATCCACGACAATGAACGATTTCCTGAGCATGGTGCCCGAAGATATGGGCGAGTGGAAAGAGCAGCCAAAAACTTGGACATTCAACAACGGCCATACGGTCATTTTCCGGCACTTGGACATTACCGACCCCAAGGTGCAAGGGCACATCAAGTCCGAGAATCTTAGCTGCGTGTACATAGACGAAGCCTCGGAAGTCGATGAAAAGGTGTTTTTGCTGGTGGTTGGGCGCTTGCGGCGCTCAGGAGCCAAACGGCGTCTCCTGCGTCTTTCTTCCAACCCTGCTGGCCACGATTATATGTGGAAGCACTTTTTCGACCCGCAGCGCAAGCCGGAATGGAAGCAACTATTCGAGGGCATCAGCTCCTCTTCGATGGATAACGTGTTTTTGCCGGAAGATTACGTGTCCATCCGCAAATCGGTCTATCCGCCCGACTGGGCCGACCGCTTCATCTATGGGCACTTCTCGGATTTTACCGACCTCGTTTACAAGGAGTTTGGAGAAGAGTCACATGGCTGGGACGATTCGCCGGGCCGTGAATGGCAGGTGTTCAACGGGCGCTCGACCCCACCGCTCGACTGGCCTGTGTATGTGGGCATGGACATAGGCGGCGGCGAGGAAGGCGACCCCTGGGCTATTCCTTTAGCGAGTCTTGCTCCAAACGGCTTTCTCTATCAGTTTGGCGAGATTTACGGGTCGGATTTGCGCATCGCTCCGATTGCCGAGCAGTACCACATGCTCATGCAAGGTCGGATGCTCGAAGGCATGGCCTACGACTACGCACAGAGAGCCGCAGCCATCGAACTTGAGGATTACAACTTCCCCGGCCAAGCGGCGGTGAAGGATGTGAAGCCCGGACTATTCAAGTGCGCGCAATATTTCCACATTGATTCCACGCTCAGTCATCCATTTAATCCTGCGATTGCCGGAAGTCCGCGCTACTTCATCGCCAAATCATGCGAGAACACTATCCGGGAACTGTCAGGCTACAAATGGGCCAAAGACAGGTCCGGCAACGCCAAAAACGAGCCAGGGCATGAAAATTCGCACTGCCCTGATGGCATCCGCTATCTGATTCACACCTTCCGCCCATTGCCCAGCGAAATAAAAAAGGTGGAGAAGTGGGAGAATCCCGCGCTCGACTACGCCAGCAAGATGTTCTGGCTGAGGAAGCACGAAGCAGAGCAAAAAGAGGCTAAGATGAAGCGCACTGGATTTCTTTCTAGACGTTTGCTCGAAGCTAGAGTAAAACAACAAGGCAGGAGCATACCGCCGCAATGAGCCGCAGCGACCTGAAAATAATCGAAGGCGGTTTCCCGATTTACGGCAACAACCAGAAACGTAAGGTCAACGCCATGCGAATGGCTTTCTCAGCACCAGAATCCGATGCTCCGGTAATCAACACCAAAGGCGAAGCGTTGTTCACCACCGCCGAGGAAATGGACAACGAGCCGGCCTCCTGCTACAACTGCCAGCAATACAATTTCACAGCGAAAACGTGTATGTATATCGGCAAGCGCATCGCCATTATGAAATTCATTTGGCCTAGGGAAGCTACTGCCGATGCCAAGCAGATAGAATATTGGCCCTGCTGTAGCTACCAAATGTTTGGCGAACCAAACAAAGGCGAAGCAATCTATAAAGCGCAGTCTGACCCTGATAATATGGGCCTTCTCTGGATTAACGCTCCGAAACTTGGGCAGGAGTACGGGGGAGCGAATTGCGGTGGAGTAAACGGCGGGGACGATTGCGACCATTATAAAACTGACGGCGACAAAGCCAAGTGGGAAAGCCCCACGGCGTTTTGCCGCGCATTGCAGATTAACGTGGCCGCAGGTGACGTGTGCTGTCAGTGGCGCGACGATGATAAACTAGAATGGCAAGACGCGCAAAGGTTAATAAGGGAACTCAATGGGACAAGCTGACCTATCCTCTTCTGGCAATCTTATGAAGCCCTTAGTGCTAGCAGCAATCAAGCTCGCTAAAGGAAAATCAGGGGACAAATCCAAGAAAAAAGCGGAAATTAAGATGAAGCAAAAAGTCGCTATCAAGGTTAAACATGGCTGAGGATACCGCACGCACGCAACTGGAAGCGCAAATCGCACAGGAAGCCCGCGAACTTAAAGACGCTCCGATAATCCAACCCATCATCGGTGCGATTGCGCGCTGCCACATCTGTGGAGCCGTGATTCCCGCTAGCGAGATTCAGCCTTTCCGCGAAGGCTTCCATGAGATACATACCGCATTGCCGCAACGCAAAGCATGTTCGCGCTGCCATCCAGATAGAGGCATAACATGAATGACGATTGGGACAGCTATTCGAGAGAGGAGTTGAAAAATGTGGCAGGTGCCCTACTTGATTTGCGTCGTCGTTTTGGCAGCGCTCCTGTTGGCCAGGGAGAGCCAGCACGCGAGAATCCAGCGCCACCTAATCGACAAGATTCTGGTGAGAAAGGGGAGTGAGGAGTTGCCCGCTTCGCCGGTCGAGAAGCTGATGGACAATATCGCGGAATCGCGCAAGCCGTATCCGAAGGACAAAGCATTGGCGGACATAGAAAAGAAAATAGAGCGCAGGAAGAACGCCATTCACTTTAACGTTCCGGGGATGCCAGTGTTTCCAGAAAAGAGCAAATAATTGGCCAGCGCACTTACCGGAATGATGGCGCGTGTTACCGACCTGTTCAAAGGCGGCAAGGATGATTTGATACGCGACAAACTGAAAGAAGCTTGGAAGGGAATGCCGGAATATCCGCGCAGCCGTTCCAAAGCCGAGCGCGTCAAGTGGATGCTCCGGCGATTCTACTACGAGGCCCAATATGAAAAGCTCCAACTCCACAGAAAATGGTTCCGCAACCACCTCGTCTTTGGCGGCTATCATGACTCTGTACTCTCAGATATTGGATTCACATTCGATTCCCTCGGCGTTAACAGCGCTGAGTATGGCTTCGCGTCGAACTACTACCGGAGTTACATTCGTTACGGTACGGCAATGTACGTTCAGACTGCCCCTGAGTTTGTCGCCCAGCCGACATCGCCAGACCCGGAATCCCAAGGAGTAGCTAGCGCCGCGCGAGCTGCGCTGGAAATGATTAAGGAAAACATCGGCTATGACGCGATTCGCGCCATCGAAGCGCAGAACTTGCGACTATACGGCAACTCCTTCCGCTACGCCTACTACTCCGTTGACCCGCGCTACGGCTTTCAAGACGCTCCAGTGTACGAAGATGTGGAACAGGTCATAGCCGAAGGGCAGTTCTACTGTCCGCAATGTGGTATGACCGGGCAAGGCAACAGCGACATTTGCCCGCAATGCGGCCCTGACGCGCAGATGCCGCCTATCAATCTTCCACAGCAAACCGGCCAGGTTCCGGTGCTAAAGGGTAATACTTCCTATCCCAAAGGCCAAGAGATGTGCGAAGTGGTATGGCCGTTTGAGGGCTATTGCCGCTCCTCTTCCAAGTCCTTGTCCGTGGCTCCATTCTTCCTGCGCGTGCGCATGGCCGATACCTGCGCGCTTCATGCGACATTCCCAAAGGCTGATTTCGGTGCCAATTCATCTCCTGTCGAGGGAATGACCGCTAGCGAGGACATCGGGCTTATCTATCAGGAAGCGGCTGCGGATTTGCCGAACGACCCGACACAGTATCCCGGCTGGTACGAACGCGCCACCGCGCAATCGAAGTCCTTGCTGATTCAGGGATGGATTCGCCCCAATATGTATTACTTCGATAAAGAATTGCGCGAAGAGTTCAAGGACGGACTCTACGGCGCGATGACTGATGATTGCCTGCTTGAAACGCGCAACGAGTCGATGGACGACCACTGGACGCATTTCAAGCACATCCACGTGGAAGGGCGTTTCTGGGGCGATGGCGACGACGACTTAATCCCTATCCAGATGCAGAACGATGAATGCGACCGGATGCTGATGCGCCATGTGGACTGGAACACCATGCCATGCATGATGGGCGACCCGCAGAAAGTTGATAAAAACAACATCTGGAATGATGCGGGCTACATGGTGGAAGTGAAGAACCTCGGCCAGCGCAATCTTGACCAAGTGCTGAAATGGTTCCCTGGCGGGCAAATCTCAACCGATGTCTGGACCTGGAAGCAGACACGCTTGCAGGATATGCAGTTTCATTCCGGCGTCAGTCCCGCAGCTATCGGGCAGCACGAACCGGGGGTGAATACTTTTGGCGGACAGGAAACCGCTGTCTCGCGTTCTCAAGCCATGCTCGGTCCATTGCAGCTCATGTACAAAGAGCAAAACGAATTATGGGCCGTCCAGATGCTCAAGATTTGCGCGAAGAACTGGCTGGACGACCGCGTACAGGCGGCGATGGGCGTAAACGGCCAGTGGGAATACAAGCTCTTGCGTGGGGAACTTCTCAAGATGAATCATGTGCGTATCGTCGCGCGCATTATCCCAGAGGATTTCAACAAGCAGCAATCATTGGTGCAGGCCATCTCTGCCGGCGCTTTCAATCCGCAGCTTCCTCCTCCAGTGCGCCGCAAGGTGCTCGAACTATACCAGATGCCCACCGACCTCGATACCTACAGCGGCGATGAGAAAGTCCAGCAAAAAGAAATAGACGGAGTAAAGCAATCCGGCCAGTTCCCGAAGCCCGCCATCTGGCAGAACGATGACGCGCACTTGGACGCTCTATCGCATTGGGCTAATTCCGATGAGTTTGACCAACAGCCGCCAGAAGTGAAAGTGGCAACCAACCAGCACTTCTTAGACCACCTGCAAAACAAGGCGACAAAGCTGGCGATTGCTGGAGCGATGCAAGGCACACATTCGGAAGCTGGCGGTCAACCGCAGCAAGGCGGCGGGGCGCAGCAAAATCCAAACGATAATCCGCAGTTCAGGCAGAATCGGGCGCAGCAAGGCGCAGCAGCGAAACCCAACCGTCCTCAGCCGCCTGGCGGCAACGGCAGTAGAATAGGGCGAAGAGGCATGTCAGAATCAGCCCAACAGAAGAGGCGCAATGGCCGTACTCGCTAGGATATGGCGCTGGCTAAAGCAACTCTTTGTGCCATCGGTAGCCAAGCGGACTACCATCCCCACGGCGCAAATCAAATGTCCTTGCTGCGGAGCGGACTATACGCTAGCCCTAAAAGCAATTCCAATCAATGCTTCGCAAGCCACGCTGGTTTGCGCAAATCCTCACTGTAAAGAACAGATGGAACTCTACCCTGATGCTTCCTGGGGTTGGCTATGTCCCCATGTAACGCTTAGGCCGCGAGCGACCTGATGGGCGGTCTATTCCCAACAATTCATCCGCCAAGCATCTACAAGCAGGGGAACGCTCCTGACCAGCAAAGCGGGCCTATCTCCCCTCTCCCGTGGACGGATGACCTTTGGGTCGATACCGTAAATCACCTGACCAAACGCTGCACGGCCATGAATCCCTACGTATGGGTATCCATCGAGGGTAGCGGGGCGCTGACGCTGGTATTTACCAAGGGCGCGGTAATGCTCAATCCCATAGCACTAAACATCATCACTTGGCAGGCTCCAGTGGCTTGCACGGTGACAAATGTTCGCGCCTATCAGGATGTGGGAACAGGAACAACTTTCAATGCGCGCAAGAACGGAGCATCCAATCATCTTGCTTCCGATGGAACGATTACCTCGGCTGGCGCATGGATAGACGGAGGAGCGGTGCAGAACACCGCCTATATCATTGGCGACAAACTGGAAGTGATGATTACCGGGGTGTCTGGCTCGCCAAACCAAGTCGCTATTTTGGTTGACTATACGCAGCCATGAGCGTTTAATGCATCGTGAGAAAATGTTTTGCTTGTCCGAGAAAGGCCGAATATGAGATACGCAAAATTAAGATGTGCCAAGAGCATTACCTGGAAGCGCTGGAGCATTGCGCTGACTTTACTTTTTCTTTCGGCTTTATCTATCTCGTCCCTTCAAGCGCAATCAACCCACAGTGTATCGTTATCGTGGACCGCCTCAACCGATTTCGTTTCCGGCGATAGCTACAACGTTTATCGCGGCACAGTTAGCGGAGGCCCGTACACCAAGGTCAACACAGCAGCGATTACCGCCGATACCTTCACAGATTCCAGTGTAAGCGTTGGAACCTACTACTACGTCGCTACGCACGTCAGCGGTACGGCGGAATCGGCGTTCAGCAACGAAGCGAAAGCGGTGCTTCTTCCGCGTGCGCCGACGACATTGGTGGCAACTCCGCAATGAAGGTAGATAATGGCTGACACACTTCCCAACTGTCTTGGCAGGGTTCCCAGAGCAGACCACAACATGCCTGGATACTGGAAAGTGTTCTGCGCGAATTGCGGAGCGCTCACCTTCTACGCGCAGATGACGGAACTCCCCGCTGAATATGCCTTCTCGCTTTGCAATGACTGTGTTGAGAAGTATGGCGAACCAGCAGGGTTTACAAAGACACCCGACGATATTTTCTGGGGCAAATGCCGTGACGC